TAATAATGGAAGTGTTAACAAGACATTTATTTTAGTATGCAATCCGGATGAAAATCTAACAAGAGTTGCATTGTTTAATTTAAATGAGGCAACAACACCAGCTGGGCCACTTTCAAATAATGCAAGTTTACTAAATGGATATAATTTAAAACTACAAATGAGAAATGCAGATACTTGGTTTGTATGTAACGGTGATTATACTTTTATAACAGATAATAGTTTTAATATAATTGATACTTCTTATAGGAATTATTCATTTGGCAGAGATGATGTACTAGAAGATACAAACGGAAGTGCTATAAAAAGATATTCTATTCCAGGTGCAAGCTCAATAAATAAGTGGCAATATTCATGGATACTATGGGAACCTATTGCTGCTATGACTTTACTTCCTAGTCCAGTCACCAAAACACCTACAAATACTATGAAGATACAATATGATTTTAATATTCAAAAGGTTGATCCATTTCAGCCATAATTAAAGAGGAGGAGATTTTAAGTGAAAGATATATTTAATATAATAAAAGCAGTTTTTACAGCTATCGGAGGATATCTAGGCTATCTACTAGGTGGACACGATAGCTTTTTATATGCTCTTGTAGCCTTTGTAGTTATTGATTATTTGACTGGCATAATGCTTGCAATTATTCGGAAAGAACTATCTAGTGAAATCGGCTTTAAAGGTATATTCAAAAAAGTTATGATATTCCTTATGGTTGCAATTGGACAAACCATAGATGCACATTTGATTAAAAATGGTGCAACAATTAGAACTGCAGTAATCTTTTTTTATATATCAAATGAAGGAATAAGTATCTTAGAAAACTCAGCAAATATTGGACTACCTATACCTGAAAAATTGAAAGATATACTAATTCAATTGAAGGATGGTGATAAAGAATGAATTTAAAGAAACTAATACTGGTAAATAATGAATGCTATAAAGCTGGGAAAACCATAGTTCCAAAAGGTATCATGGTCCACTCAACTGGTGCTAATAACCCTAACCTAAAAAGATATGTCGGTCCAGATGACGGATTCATTGGGAAAAACAAGTATAACAACCATTGGAATCAATCTCGCCCAAATGGCAGACAGGTTTGTGTCCATGCTTTTATAGGAAAGCTTGCTGATGGGACTATTGCAACTTATCAGACACTACCTTGGAACCATAGGGGTTGGCATGCTGGTGGTAAGGCAAATGATACTCATATTGGCTTTGAAATCTGTGAGGATAACCTAACGGATGCCTCTTATTTTAATAAGGTTTATAAGGAGGCTGTAGAGCTTTGTGTCTATCTATGTAAATTATATAAGCTTACTGAAAAAGATATTATTGGTCACTATGAAGGTTTTAAATTAGGGATAGCAAGTAATCATAGTGACCCTAGTAATTGGTTCCCAAAGCATGGTAGGTCAATGGATAGCTTTAGGGTAGATGTAAAAAAGGCACTCTCCTCTCCCCCACTCTCCCATTCCTCACCTCAAGCCACTAATAGATTATATAGAGTTCAAGTAGGTGCCTATTCTGTAAAATCTAATGCAGATGCAATGCTTAAGAAGGTCCAAGATGCTGGTTTTACTGATGCCTTTATAAAATATGAATAATTAAATTATTTACTACGTATTTCTCCCCTCACTGTCCTTTAGATAGTGAGGGGTTTTTCTTTTGCCTCTCAGAAGGAGGTAAATCCATGAATGAATTACAAAAAGAAAAGATTATAGAATTTAGGGAACTAGGTCTTAGCTACTCAAAAATTGCTGATGCTCTTGGTATCTCAATTAATACCATTAAGTCTTTCTGTAGAAGAAATAATTTAGGTGGTCATCTGGGAAAAGAAAACAAAAATATTGATATGATCTTTTGTAGAAAGTGCGGGAAAGAACTAAAACAAACTCCAGGTAAAAAACCTTTAAAGTTCTGTTCTGATGAATGCAGGGTTATGTGGTGGAACACCCATCCAGAACTAGTTAATAAAAAAGCTATTTATTCTTTCAAGTGTGCCAATTGTAACCAGCCCTTTAAATCCTATGGCAATTCTAAAAGGAAGTACTGCTCCCATCCTTGCTATATAAGTTACAGGTTTGGAGGTTGCGGTCATGAGTGAAGAAATGTTTAATAGCGAAAAAGATTATGGTATCACCATGGTTATTGCAAAATCTATGCTTGAAAAAGGTCTAATTTCCCCTAGCGAATACGACCAATTTGAAAAAGAAATGCTTAGAAAATATCAACCTAAATTAGCTCCTTTACTCTCTACATTACCTTGACTTTAAGCCCTTTATGAGTGATGTATAGTAAGGAAAGGAAGTGATTAAATGAAGAAAATTAGGAAGATAGAACCTACCCTTCCTACTCTACCAGAAAGGAAAAAGGTGGCAGCTTATGCTAGGGTTTCAGAAGAAAAGGGACGAACCTTTCATTCAATGTCTGCACAGGTAAGTTACTATAGTTCCTACATCCAAAAGAATAGAGAATGGATCTATGCAGGAGTTTATGCAGATGAAGGTATTACTGGAACAACAGACAAAAGAAGTGAATTTCAAAGAATGATTGAGAATTGTGAGAAAGGGAAAATTGACATCATACTTACTAAATCAATTTCAAGATTTGCCCGTAATACAGTAGACTTATTGGAAACTGTAAGGTATTTAAAAACTCTTGGAATTGAGGTCAGGTTTGAAAGCGAGAATATTAGCTCCCTAAGTGATGATGGAGAACTTATGCTAACCCTCCTCGCCTCCTTTGCTCAAGAAGAAAGCCGCTCCACTAGTGAAAATGTAAAATGGGGTATTCGTAAAGGCTTTCAAAAAGGAATAGTTAATTCTTTCTGCATCTATGGATATAGGTGGGATGGTGAAAAATTTAATATTGTACCAGAGGAGGCCGAAGTAATAAAACTTATTTATAATAATTTCCTCAGTGGGTTTTCTGCAGAAGAAACAGAAAAAAAACTTAAAGAAATGGGCATCAAGTCTTATACAGGTGGACACTTCTCCAACACCTCTATAAGAGCTATTCTAAGGCAAGAAAAGTATACAGGCGACTCCCTCCTTCAAAAAACTTATGTGGAAAACCATATTACACAAAAGACAATTATAAACAAAGGTGAACTTCCCATGTATTATGCCGAGAATACCCACCCTGTTATTATTGAAAAAGAAGTCTTTGATAAAGTTCAAGCTGAAATAGAAAGAAGGCGTGAGCTTGGAGTGTTTGCTAATAAGGCTATAAAGACCACCTGCTTCACAAGTAAAGTTAAATGTGCTGACTGCGGTAAAAGCTATAGACGAAGTGGCAAAAAGCAAAGGAAAAATGCTGAGGAGGTCTACTATATCTGGACTTGCAGAACAAAAAGTGAAAAAGGTATCGCCTACTGCCATCCTAAAGATATACCAGAGGAAATGCTAAAAAAATATATTGCCATAGCCCTTGACCTAGATGAATTTGATGAAGATGTATTCACTGAAGATGTTAAAAAGGTTGTAGTCAAAGGTCAAGATATACTAATGATTTATTTGTACGATGGCCAGATTCTAACTCAAAAATGGCAATCATCAGCAAGAACTGAATGCTGGACACCAGAAGCTAGAAAGAAAAAGTCCGCCTACATGAAAAAGAACCCACGTAGCTCTGGAACTATTACCTGCTTTACTAGTAAAATTAGCTGTAGCAAATGTGCCCAGAATTTAAGAAGAAACACCAGCACCCGTGTTAGTGGGGAAAAGGCTCGTCACTGGAGATGCCCACCCTATAATGGCTGTGGACATAAGGGGTTAGAAGAAAATCTTCTAAAAAGTATATCTGCCGATGTCCTTAATATAGAAGAGTTCGATGAAACTGAATTCAAAGATAAGATTGACCGTATTACAGTAGTTTCTAACGATGAGTTAATTTTCCACCTCAACGATGGTAGTCAAACTACTAGACCATGGCAAGCTAAAGTTCAACAGCCAGCTTGGTCTGAAGAACGTAAAAAACAACAGAGCAAAAAGATGGTAAAGGTATGGAGGGATAAGCATGAGCAGAATAAAAACAAATAGAAATGTAACAACCATACCTGCTACTATTAGCAGATTTACCTCCGCCCCCATTAATGAGCAAAGGAAACGCAGAACAGCTGCCTATGCTCGTGTTTCAACAGACAATGAGGATCAAGCTACAAGTTACGAGGCACAAATTGACTACTACACCAACTACATCAAAAATATAGATGATTGGGAATTTGTAGATATCTATACTGACGATGGTATTTCAGCAACTAATACAAAGCATCGTGAAGGTTTTAGAAGAATGATAGCTGATGCCCTTGATGGTAAAATAGATTTAATAGTTACTAAATCAGTTAGTAGGTTTGCTAGAAATACAGTTGATAGCTTGACTACAGTAAGGCAGCTTAAAGAAAAAGGAATAGAAATTTACTTTGAGAAAGAAAATATCTGGACCCTCGATTCCAAGGGTGAGTTGCTAATAACTATTATGTCTTCCCTGGCCCAAGAAGAAAGCCGTAGCATCTCAGAGAATGTTACCTGGGGACAAAGAAAGCGATTCGCCGATGGCAAGGTCACAGTTCCCTTTAGAAGGTTCTTAGGCTACGACAGGGGTGAAGATGGTAACCTAGTATTAAATAAAGAAGAAGCTCCCATTATTAAAAGAATATACGGAATGTTCCTTCAAGGGATGACCCCTTATGGCATTGCAAAACAATTAACTAAAGATGGCATCCTCACTCCAGCTAAAAAGAAAAACTGGAGTGCTGGCACAGTTAGGAGCATACTAACTAATGAAAAATATAAAGGCGATGCCCTTCTACAAAAAAGCTATACTGTCGACTTTCTAACTAAGAAAAAGAAAGTAAATGAGGGAGAAATTCCTCAATATTATGTAGAAAATAATCACGAAGCTATTATTGACCCTGCGGTATTTGACATGGTGCAACGAGAACTTGAAGCCAGACAAGCAGG